TTACTTTTTTGAAAGTGCTTGATTCAGATTTTCAAGGAGGGCTATTCGCTTGTCTTTCTCTTCAAGCAGCTTTTCAAGCAATTCTATTTTATCTTTAAACAACTGTAGGTTGCTCAAATCGTTCGTTGAAAAGGTCTGATAGGGTTTTTCCCGGTTGAAGAATACGTCCATCGATACGCCGAAGAAATCGGCAACCTTTTCCAAGCGGCGAACCGTCGGGTTCCCATTGACAATTTGGCTAAGAGAAGAATTGGCTTCAGTACCGAGGTAATTTAAAAGTTCCTTGTTCTGGATATTCTTCTCTGCCAATAATTGTTTAATTATTTGTCCATTGTACATTTATACATTATTTTGATATAAAGTTATTAAGGAAGGATATTAGTATCAAAACAACTTATATATAAAGAGACTTCAAATAGTTATATATAATCAGTTGTATTTCTCATATCTTCTTCATAAATATTATCCAATTGTTCTTTTTCGATCTTTTGAGCAAATTCTTTGGAAGGAAATAAATGAGACATTATAATTTGAAAAACAAAATGAGAGCTAGGTATTAATCCCTTATACACGCACCCATTTTTTTTCCAAATGCTTATTTCCTTTTGATAAATACCTTGAAAACATTTTTCTTCTTGAATAATTCTAATGACAATATTTTCAGCCGAAAAATAGTCATAAATTACTCCTTCATAGCATGTTGGTGAATCAGTTGAGGGATTGTCCAATCGTTTAAATCCCATTTTTTCTATTTCTTGAAAAAAATGAAAACCAATTTCCGTTGGGAAATGCTCATATAGATTAAATCCATTTTTATTCATAATGATACTTTGTGTTAAGGATTTAAGTTCTTTATTTTACTAATTTAAAATCTGAAGTGATTGGACAAGTTGTATTGTCTTTATCTAGAATATAGGTTTTCTTTATTATTGATATTAATTCATCAATCTGTTTATCTCTTCTTTCTAGACTGGCAGCTTGTGCATTTAGACCATCAGCCTGTTTTTTTATTACTTCCCAAGCTTCTCTTGATACAGTTATATATGTTTCTAAGTTTACAGGACCTTTTTCATTTGTATTTAACATGTAGCCTTCGCCCGTTAATAACCATCCTGTATTTAAATCAGGATAGTGTATAGCAATACTATTTACTTTGTCTGGTTGTATTGATTTATTAATATTATTTACATAGCTTGATGAAACTCCTATTGTTTGTGAAAACTGTCTCATTGATATTTTTTTATATATCAAATATTCTTTAAGTCTTTCTTTAACAGACATAGATACTATTACTTATAGTGTGAATAAAAAAACTATTTATTTACTTGTTAAATTAATAGTATTACTATATATTTGCACCGTGATACTATAATTGTCGTTACGAATTTAAGAAAAACTATCTGATATTCAATACTAACTGATTAAAATAAATCTAATATGGTATTTAGTGACTATATGAATGGGCTACCTAATAAAAAGGTGGAAGAGATTCAAAAGATTGCAGATTTAACATGTTCGTCAACATTAAGTGTGTATCGGTGGATTGCAGGAACTTCAGAGCCTCCATTGATAAAAAAGAAATTAATAGCTAATTATTTAGGTAAAGATATTGATGAATTATTCCCTAAAAACAAGTGAAGTATGGAAATGATATATGAATACTATTTGAAGTTAACAAGGAAACAAAAAAAGAAATTTATACAATCATGTTGTAATCTATGTGATTTCTCATATCAAACTTTTATGTATAAAATGAGAAAACAGACTTGGACTAAATTAGAGAAAGAAGCAATAGAAAGGTTTATTAAAACATTAAAGCAAGATGTTAACCCAAGTTGAGTTCTACAATTCACCTTCTGGTTCCGTTCAATTTGTGAGAAACGGTAAGCAGCAGGTATTGACGGAATCCAGGTCAGATGTCATAGAGGATATTTTACAATTGATTCATGAATGTTTTGCAGATGCTTATCTGGCGCTGGAGGATTGTTACAAGAAATCGGTTCCGAACAAAAGGTATCATCATTTTCTGATGGTGAACCGGTTTATCAGATGCAATTGCGGTGAATATGACACTTTGCGGATGGATTTTGATGAACATGGCAATATCAATCTGGAACAGGTTCATTGTCCATTACGAGGAACCGGTGACTGCAAATATGAAGGCATCATCTGTATGCCTGTGCGTACTTCCGTAATCAAAGGAAGACAACTGAAGATAGCTGAATTGTTGGCCGACGGTTACAGTAATCAGGAGATTGCAGACCTGTTGTATATCTCCATCCATACGGTACACAATATGATTCAGCAGATGAAGTTTAAGCTGAAAGTTGACAATACTCGGGAAATCGCTTCCTGGTACAATAGGACATACAGCCATGTGTGAAACCGAATATGACAGAATAACGAAATTGAACTACGAAGCCAAAGAATGGTGGAGAAAAAACAGAAAGAAAAATGGACATAAAAGATCTTCGAAAGTCTCCAGACCTATGTGTCCGAAAAGTAGAAACCGAATTTAGTATAAATAATAGATTAGATGAAAACATTTGAAGAAATTTTCGCAGAAGAATATGAGAATACAGGATGCCTGAATTATAAGGGATTTGCACGTAAGATGTATGACCGCGGAGCCAAAAACGGTTTCAATCAGTTTTTGATGGATGCGGAAAAAGACCCTAGTCTGTACATTGACTTGGCCAGATATTTGGCTGTTCGTTTGGCTAAAGAAGCTGTGAAATGTAATGCTGCAGATATCAGCCTATCACTCGATATTGAAGTGGAAGGCAAGAAGTATTTCACTCGGTTAAGTTCCATCACATTCTTGAGTGAAACAAAGAATCTGGATGAACGGGCGATGGAAGTAGCACGTAATCTGCTCAACAGTTCTGTTATCTGTAGCATGGAAGATATATTGGCTAAAGCTGTATTGCTTGGCTATAATCTCAGAAAGGAAGATTTTGATGATTGAAAGGAGATTCAGATACAGAGTATGGAGGGTTATTGTCCGGAAAGGCGATATACACCTCATTATCCGTTGTCGTCATGATACGGATAACCTGGATGAAGTGCGTGCCAGTTATCGGGCCGTATTTACGAATAAGGTGAAGGTTTCTTTATGTTACACGGAATTTGATGATGCAAAGGTTAAGCGATAAGAACAGGAATCCGGACATACTGGCCGAAGTGGCCGGTATCGGATATGTATCTCCCCATGGAGAGGCACTGAAGGAGATTGCCCAGGCGGAACTGGAATTTATCTATGACCATCTGAAATCATACACGACAGATGAACAGATATTTATTTTGGATTACATTTCCAGTGAGTTGAGTGGAAAAACATTAGAACTTGAGGAGAAACTATGAACAAGCTGCATAAAATTCAAGAGTGGGAGGCCAACAATCCGGGTTATACCTTCGAACATGTCTTCTACACAGAGAAATCAAACGAAGTGCGTAAGATAACTGGAACTGTTACGGTACTGAAACGGAAACTGGTCAATGGAGTGAAAATGAACATCCCGGTAAAGAGAAAAGTACGATGGGACGGTTATGGCCGTTGTTATTCCAGTACAGCCAATTTCCGGAGAAGGGATTATGATATACACTTCCAAGTGTAATTTTTCTAATGGGGACAAAGGGTTTTCTTTGTCTAACTCTCTACAATATTATGATAGACAATGCTGATATAGAAAAGATACTCGACCGGGCGGATATTGTAGACGTGATATCCTCATTTGTCGAACTGAAGAAAGAGGGGAGCAGGTATAAAGCCTGTTGCCCTTTTCATAACGAGAAGACTCCCAGTTTTATGGTGGAGCCTGGGCGTGGTACCTGGTATTGCTTCGGTGCCTGCAAAGAAGGAGGTAATGTCATCAAGTTTGTACAGAAGTACAACCACATGAATTTCCGTGAAGCCTGTATTTGGCTGGCCGACAGATATGGGGTGCACATCGAAGATGAAAAGGAGAAGCCTTCAGCCGATGAAATACGCCGGCAGAAGAAACGCGAGTCCATGCAGGTCATCAATCAGTTTGCGGCCGAAGTGTTCCTGCAGAACCTTTCCCGGCCGGAAGCGGACGCAACCAGGGCTAAGATCCGGCAACGTTGGGGCGACACGTTTCCGGTTGAAATGGGTATCGGATATGCTTTGGCGGACTGGTCACAGTTATCGGACATGGCAGCCACAAAAGGATTGTCTTTGGAACTGATGGAAGAAATGGGACTTATCCGTAAAAAGAAAACCGGGGGATATTATGACTTCTATCGGGACCGTATCATGATACCTATTCGCGACCGTTTCCGGAATATTATCGGCTGGACGGCACGCGATATGAGTGAGGTGGACGGTACACCTAAATATCTGAACTCGTGCGAAAGTGACCTTTATCATAAAAGCAGTAGCATCTTTGGCATTGACAATGCCATCCGTCAGGCGGCCAAAGAAGAGAAGTTCTACTGTGTGGAGGGTGCTCCCGATGTCATGCGCCTGCAGTCCATCGGAGTCAACAATACCATAGCTTCACTGGGTTCTGCTTGGACCAAAGGACAGTTCGAGCAGTTGAAGCGTTATGCCACGGCCCTTTGTTTCCTTCCGGATGCAGATCCTAAGCCGGTGAACGAAAGCTACGGAACCGGTATTGCCGCAGTGATCAAGAGCGGTGTGCTGGCCATGGAGTGCGGTTTCTCCGTTTCCGTGCGCGAGATTCCATTGGGTGAAGGAAACCAGAAGAATGATCCGGATTCGTACTGTACCAATATCAGCCGCTTCAACCAGCTGGAGGAACAGGACTTCATTACCTGGTATGCCGGGTATGCGTTCAATAAAGACGGTACCACAGAAGACAAGAGTACAGCGGTCAGTCAGATAGCCAAGCTCGTGGCACTGGTCGGTGACGAAGTCAAAGAAGCCATGTACCTGGCTAAATTGAGAGACACCTACAACAATAAGAACCTTTGGTCGATGGCCATTAACCGGGAAAAGAAGAAGCTTAATGAATCCAAAGCCGGTAAATCGCAGGTCATCAACCGGGATCTGTTGGCCAAATACGGTTTCTTTGAGTCCAACAATTGTTATTACTCCACCAACGACGGCAAGGAGTTCCAGTGGTCCAACTTCATCATGCTGCCGATGTTCCATATCAAAGATTCCCTGATGCCCAAACGTCTGTACCGTATCAAGAACCAGAACCGTCAGGAAGAAATCGTCGAGATGAAGCAGGAAGACCTGGTATCTCTATCCAAATTCAAACAAAAGGTTGAGGGTTTGGGTAACTATATTTGGTTGGCCAGTGAAAAGGAAATGACACGACTGAAGATGTATCTCTATGAACAGACCGAAACGGCCACTGAAATCACCCAGTTGGGATGGCAGCGCAAAGGATTCTATGCGTTCGGTAACGGTGTATTCGATACTGAATGGCATCCGGTAGATGAATATGGTATCGTGCGGCTAGGTGAGAAAGGTAACTTCTATCTTCCGGCAAGCAGCTTGATTTATCGGGACGATGATAAGCTGTTCCAGTTCGAGCGGCGGTTTGTTCACCTTAACTATTCTTCCATCAGCCTGAATGAATACTTCACCAAACTGGTCGGGGTGTTCGGTGACAATGCCAAGGTGGGAATCTGTTTCCTGCTGGCCACATTGTTCCGTGACATTATCACCGGATACACCAAAAGCTTTCCCATCTTAAACCTGTTCGGCCCGAAAGGTTCCGGTAAGTCCGAACTCGGACACAGTCTGATGGCATTGTTCATTATCGAGAACATTCCGCCCAATATACAGAACGCCACTATTCCGGCATTGGCCGACCTGGTGGCACAGTGTGCCAACGCTTTGGTGCACATCGATGAGTTTAAAAATAACATTGACATTGACAAGCGAGAATATCTCAAAGGGCTTTGGGACGGTGCCGGACGGTCACGCATGAACATGGATAGGGACAAGAAGCGTGAAATAACTGCCGTAGATTCCGGAGTGATCCTTTCCGGGCAGGAAATGGCGACTGCCGACATTGCCCTGTTCAGCCGCTTGGTGTTTCTGACCTTTGCCAAGTCTGAATTTACGGAAGAAGAGAAACGCCGTTACAACGAGCTGGTGGAAATCCGCAAACGGGGGCTTACCCACCTGACGCTCCAGATACTTCGTCACCGGGCCCGTATGGAGCAACAGTTCATCAGCAACTACCATACCTGTCTGTCCGATGTACTGGATGCCTTGGGTGCCGAAAAGGTGGAAGACCGAATCCTGCGTAACTGGATCATACCGCTGGCAGCTTTCCGTACCCTCGAGGGAGTACTGGATATCCCGTTTTCTTATCCGGACATCCGGCAGGTGACGGTAGACGGTATTCTGCGACAGAATGCAGAGTGTAAGAGTAACAACGAACTGGCCAACTTCTGGAATGTGGTATCTTATCTGCAGCAGGATGGCGAAATCTTCATCGAGGGGGATTACCGCATCGAATACCTGAACCGCTTCAAGAGCAGTTTGATTAAGATAGAACAGCAGTACCAGGATCCCAAGCCCATTTTGATGATGCGCAAGAACCGCATCTTCATGCTGTATAAGAAGTTCGGCAAGCAGGTTGGCGATTCCATCCTTCCTGAAGGTTCATTGATATATTACCTGGAGAACTCCAAGGAATACATGGGCAAGAAGAATTCTGTCCGCTTCAAGAATATCCAGCGGGGCGTGGAAGTGCAGAAAGTGGAAACGACTCCCACCGGCGGTATTGCTTACAAGAAAACCTCCACGCCGGACGTAGCCCTATGTTTTGACTACCGCATGATACGAGAAACATACAACATCAATCTTGAAGTAGAGGTAGAGGGACAGGAATTGGAAGATACCGATGAGAGTGAATAGTTCGTTTTTCATAATAATAGATTTGTTTGAGAGTGTAAAGGCTGCTGCTGTGAAGCGGTTGCCTTTTTTCGTGCAGGTATGTTTGGGGACTGTTTTTAGGTTTTCCTACGGGGTGAAAACCGCTTCTACACCTTCTACACTTTCTACAACGTTGAAAAAGAGATGTTTATATATTCTACACACCTTCTACAATCCTTCTACATTTTTCTACAAATTGAAGAAAAACGTAAAACCTTCTACAAAATGCTTCATTTTCTACAGTATTTCTACACTTGTAGAAAATGAAATTCTTTCTAATATGCTGATAATCAATTGTTATTTGATTTTGTAGAAAGTGTAGAAGGTGTAGAAGGCAAAATATGTGTCATAGCTGGAGAAATTTTTTTTGGATTCTAGCCTTAAAACCTTTATTTTTGAAATATATACTTGGAATCAATCATAAATATTACTTTCTACTATGAGCAGCATCGTTTTCTATCTTCGACTGGAGCCTTACCTTCGGCAATGGCTCGTACATTCATTGGGAGACCCGGTTGTCTTTCCGGCACAAAGCAACGAGAATGCCGTTATACGGCGTTTCCTTCGCAAGCGTCCGGAAGACATTCATCCGGAACTGGCTGCCGATGGACTAACCGCCATCTGTATTCCTGACAGCAAGGCCAAACCGCCCCAGTATTACAATTACCTGGGCAAAAAGGCCAAGGCAGCTGTAAAGGAAACCATCGAAGACCTGTTCCGTGCTAACCTTTGGAACGAAATCAGCGACTTGACTCGCCGGAACTGTGGGCTGAACAAGACGATTGCCGCCTGGTGTGAGATGCACGGTATCGACGATGATTATTCTGAAACCGTCCGGCAGAAATATTACCGTATGAGAGACTCCTACAACAAGAAAGGAATCTTTTTAGGTTCTTTAACCCGAAATCGCTCGGACGAGTAGTTCGATTTTAAACAACACCGTACAACACCGAACACCGATAAAACCCATAGCCAATATGATTCATCTTCTTAAAAACATCCGTCGGGTAGAATGTATCGAAGCCTATCACCTTCAGCATTCAGACATCATCGCCGACCGTGGAGTCTGGTTGAATGTATACCAGCAGTTCAGTCCGATTGACACCATAGGACTGAGTTCAGTCGAGATTTCGGACAAGATTGAAAACAAGCAGCGTGTTTTTACCACCAGACTCACCATGTTCCGTTCGGAGAAACTGTTGCCTGGAACGAAAAAGCTTTGTTTCCGTGTAACGACCGTCACCGGCTCCCAGTTTCTCATAGGATGTGCAGATAAACCGTATCCTGTTATACAGAACGAAGAGACTTTTCCTTCTTCAGACAGCGGAAAATCCGGAGTAACGGTTACTGTTACCTTGACATCTCTCATTCCGATGCTTTCCATATTGGATTAGAGTCTTTTTATACAATATATATAAGGTGTTAATATTGCATAGACTAATTTTTGACAATATGGAATATAACCTTAGCATTGACTCGCACATCGGACCATGGGGGTATTCGAAGAACTATATCCGCAGTCAGATGTCAGGCTTCAGGAACAAGCCTGTCAGTGTGCGTATTTCTTCACTCGGCGGATCGGTGGATGATGCGCTCGACATCCGTCAGCAGTTTCAGGATCACGGCGATGTGACTTGTTACTTGTTTGGTTATGTGGCGAGTGCGGCGACCATTCTGGCAACCGGAGCCAAGAAGACCTGTATGTCCAAGTATGCCTTCTATCTTATCCACAAGGTCTCAAACTGGATTGATGCCTGGGGGAGTTACAATGCCGACCAGATTCAGCGACTTATTGAGGATCTGAAGGCAAACAAGCTGGAGAATGACAAGATGGATCTGGTGTTGGCCAACCTTTACGCCGCCAAATGCAAGAAGAAGGTAAGTGATATTCTTCCGATCCTGAAGGAAGGCCGTTGGCTTACCGCCCAGGAAGCTTTGGAATACGGATTTGTTGATGAAATCATCGAAGAAGGTACCAGACTGAATTTTGATGATTCGATGAAAGCCCGTTTCAACATGTACCAGCTTCCGGCTTTACCGGCGATGGGAAACGATACAGAGGTTTTGGAAGAAGAATCCGCACCAAACTGGTTCAATAACTTCGTGAACAAATTTTTCAAATCTCAAAAAAGTGATGTAGCCACACAGGCACAAAATAAACCACTCAATCTTTCAATACAAATGAAAAAGGATTATCAGAAAGTCAATTCCATCTTGAGCATAGAGGGTGTGGAAGTTGACAAGGATGGTAAGGTAACGCTTACCGAAGAACAGGTCAAGGCCCTCAATGACCGTATCACCAATTTGGAACTGGAATCTTCTGATAAGGACAATCAGATTTCAGAACTGAAGAAGCAGAACGAAAATCTGCAAAAGAACGATGGTGAGGAGACTACACATATCAACGGCGATGAAGGCGAGGACGATGACATCGCAAAGCTAAACGCTGCTAAAGAAATGTTTAACGACGTAAAAGAATTGTTATAATATGGCAGACACAACAGGACATGTTAAAATTACGGATGAACAGTTGGCCAAGTCGGCTATTCGCTTCCGAAAAGAATTACTGATGATGCCGGTATTGGCATTGGGTACCACATTGCAGCACATGACTCAGAGACCGGGCGTTCGCGGTAAAGAAGTGGTAGGCGAATTGTCTGGTGAAATCGAACTGGGACCTTATGACGAAGGCCGTGAAGATACGGATGGTGTATCTATCGATCCGCGTATTTTGGAAACCTTCTTGGGTAGTGTAGTAAAGAAGTTCTCTCCCAACTCCGTTTGGCAAACCGTGTATGGGAACTTGATAACAAAAGGTGAAGCCTTGAAAAACGTGGATATCTCCCGTCAAGTACTTGTATTCTTGACTGCAAAATTGGGAGCAAGTCTGAATGGATCTATCTGGAATGCGAAACGTAACGACGGTGGTACAAAAACGAAAGAACTGTTCAATGGTTTCGATGCCATAACCAAGACTGAAAAAGATGCTGCTAAGATCTCTACCGACAAGGGTAATATGTTCACCATCGAAGCAATCAGTAAGGACAACGCTGTAGACGTGTTGAAGAACTTCTACCGTGCAGCGGATCCTGTATTACGTGAAACGCAGACAAAATTATATATACCTCAAGGTGTGTATGACAATTATGTGGACGATTATCAGGCTACAGTAGGTCATGTGCCTTACAACACCAGTTTCGAGAAGACGGTACTCGAAGGTTCGAATGGCCGTTGTGAACTGGTCCCGCTGGCAAACAAGGCCGGTTCGCCATTCATTCACCTGTCTACAAAGAGTAACATGCTTGTTGGCTTTGGAAATGGTGCCGATGCAGAAAACATTACAGTAGAAAAACATCATGCTTTCAAGCTTGATTACATTGCTACAATGTATTTCGGTACAGAGTTTGAATCAATTTCTAAGGAGCGTCTGCTGGTGGGTACCATCGACGGTACGACACCGGTTGTCGCTGGTATAGGAGGTTAAGTTATGGCAGTAGATTGTACGAGTAAGGGGATGTATGAATCCCTGTCCTGGTGTCCGGGACAGACATCGACGCCGGGTATCAGACGTAAGGTTTTCTTTATCCCGAAAAGTTGGATTGAAAAATGGCCGGTTCTTCCTGCTATTGATGGGGCAGAAAGTATGGCTGCATTAGCTACATACGATGGTGATTTTGTTTTGGCTGCTGACAAAAAATGGCAGTATATCGAGTTGCTTACAACGAAGTCATCTATTAGCGCAGAGTCACAAGGTGAAGTTCCGTCTAAAACGATCCTGAACAAGGCAACTTTGGTACATGCTGGTACGGATGAAGAAGCAGCCGGATTCTGTCGTCAGGCCAATATCGATGAACTGATTTTCCTTTGCCAGCAGAAGAATGGTAAGTTCCGCGTTATCGGTTCTGAAGCATTCGACCCTTCGGTCACCATTTCTCAAACTTCAGGAGAAGGAGATACCGGTACTGCAGGGACTACCCTCGAAGCACAGTGTACGGATGTCTGTCCGGCTCCGTTCTATACGGGTAAGATTGAAACGGAAGATGGTGACATTTCCGGAGCGGATGGCAGCGCCATTGTACCAGGTGGATAATAAAAGGAGACTACAGTTATGTATATAGATGAACAGTTAACCATAAACATGCAGGGCTGGCTCAATACGGAGCCGGCCAAGCGTGATTTGATGAAGGGCGCGGAAATGGTACTCAAACTGACCCGCAACCGTTACCTTTATCAGAACATTTCCCGCAATCCGCAGAAGTTTGCTTCTAAGATTGAATATGAGCTGAAAAAACACCTGGCCATCCGCTTGGATAGAAAGACGATTCAGGATGTGGTCAAGATGGACAAAGAGCTGGTTCCGGCCGTAGCTGAAACACTGGCCACCTTCCAGCCTGAAATCAGTTCCGACGACGACACACCGCAGGAGGCTACCATAGCCAAAGGCAGACGCACGGATCACGATTCATTACCGGAGGATATCCGTCGGTTGTGGGAAGACAACAAAGACATCTACTTCCGTTTGAAGCAGACTTTTGAAACATTGAAAACCATGAAGGATGCTCTTCCATGCGACAGGTACGAATACCTGAAGCAACTGGAAGAGCTGGATGCCAGATATCGGGATAACATGGAGAAGTACGACCATTTCAATCCGGACGCTCAAGATAGCGGTGGTGCAGAAGGTGAATTACCTGAAGACCCTGCTGAAATGGCCAAGAAGGTCAGTGCAGCCCGAGGCTACCTGTCAGACAACAAGAAGAAACTGGCAGAGCTGAAGGAATCCGGAGACCAGGATAAGTACGAGAAGCTGCTGGCCAAAGTGCAGCAGAGATACGACTTCCTTATCTCTACCGGTAACAACGTAGGTGAGGAACAGGTGAATGCCTTACGTGAATTGGGATTGAAAGCATGAAACATGTAGACCGATTGCTGAAGCCGTTGTCCGATGTGCCGTTACAGGCGTACCTGGATAACCGGCTTCAGCTTTTTGATGTACTTGAGTTCATCCTTTTGCAGACCGGCCCGGCAAAAGTCTATGTATCCACTTTCTCTACTTCCGAGGAGTTTTTGCGCAGGTTGTTCTCGCTACGCAAACGGATGCTGATCATCAAATCCGTCTTGTTGGCGGATCTGAAGGCAGCCCGAAAAACCGTGAACCTGTACACCTTCATGAGCAGTGTTTTCGATGATGTGTATTTATCCGAAAATCATTCGAAGCTATTACTTGTTGAGAACGACCGCTGGATGGTCACAGTCGTTACCAGCCAGAACCAGACGCGGGGAAACCGGACCGAATGCGCCATCATCACCACACAGCCTGACATCTTCCTGACTTTGAGAGATCAGTTTTCCGAAATCATTAATACCCGAAGTATACACCTTGATGGAATTCACTTCAGCACAGATTGACAGAATCAAAGAGCTTGCCACGATGCTCACTCCGGTATCGGATATAGCAGTCCTGATGGACGTGGACGAACGCCGTCTGCGGGAAATCATTTCCGACAAGTCCCATCCGGCCAGCATTGCCTACCGCAAGGGTAAAGCCGAACGGGCATTGCAGATCCGGCAGAACGAGCTGGAACTGGCCGAAGCCGGAAGTCCGTTGGCCGTCCAGCTGATCGGTACATACCTCCGTGACATGGATTCCGACGAGGATTTATAACTATGCCATTACCCGCAACGATTGATATTGCCAAAGAAAACCTTTTCGCCTCGATAGACGAGATGAGAGAACGTAATATTCCCGAAGTCATCCAGCAGCGCCTGCTCCGGCTTCGGGACATGTATAATTACTGGCTCCAGTACCCGCGCATACGTGAACAGGAAATCGTATTGGAACTTCAGAAGCGGTACAATATACAGAAATCGGCAGCTTACGAGGATATCCGTATCATCAAATACCTGCTGGGTGATCTGAACAAGGCCACTAAGGATTACCATCGATACCGGTTCATCCAGCGCAACGAAGAGAGTTACGAGATGGCCAAGCGCATGAAGGATGCCAGGGCGATGGCAGCCTGTGACAACTATTATGCCAAGTACATGCAACTCGACAAGGAGGATGCAAAGGATATGGGCTACGACAAGATTGTGGTTCAGCCCTTCCAACCCTCCACCGATCCGACCATTTTGGGCATCCGTCCGATACCGAATATCCGGAAACGCATTGCGGATAAGATTAAGCAGTACATGAATGAAGATGTGCAGGACATCCAGTTTGAGGATGCCGACTTCAACGAGGATGATATCTTCAATCCCAAAAAGTCACAGGAGGAACCTGAACCATGAGAGAATACTTTCACGAGACACAGCAGCAGGTTCTTTACACTCCGGCCAAGGATATCGTATTGTGTGCCGGTCGTGGTTGGGGGAAGGGGCCGATTCATGCTGCCATCAACCTGCGTAACATGCAGCGCATGCCGGGAAGTATCACCGGTTTTGTGGCGGCCAACTGCAAACGTGCCCTCACCAATACCATCCCCTCCATGCTGATACACTGGCAGCGATGGGGATTCAAGCGTGATGTTCACTGGACAATCGGCAAGAAACCGCCTAAGTCCTGGGGATGGGGTGAGCCTATCTTCCAGCCTGACAACTGGGAGAATGTCATTTCTTTCTACAACGGTTCCATCGGATACATCATCAGCCAGGACCGTTCCGGTACATCCAACTCCTTTTCACTGGATTACCTCGATATCGACGAAGCGAAGTACATCGACTTCGAACAGCTGAAGGACGAAACCCTTCCGGCCAACCGTGGTAACAAACAGTATTTCGGACACCACTACTTTCACCATGGTATGCTGATTACTTCGGATATGCCTGTCACGAAGAAAGGTTCCTGGTTCCTGGAGTACGAGAAGAAGTGCGACCCGGAACTGATAGAGGTCATCCAGGCGACGGTACATGAGATATGGCGGACAAAGAAACGGATTCGTGATCTTCAGGCCAAGTCTGATCCTGTTCCTTTGTATCTGAAGGACTATCTCCGCACGTTGAACCGTGATGTGTGTCGGCTTGGATCCGTGGCTGTCTTGTACCGTGAGTTCTCTACCATCGAGAACATGCAGCTGCTGGGCGAGGCTTTCATCAATCAGATGAAACGTGACCTTCCGCCGCTTACCTTCCAGACGGCCATTCTCTGTCGGCGTATCGGTATCAGCAAGGATGGATTCTATTCCAGCATGACGGAAGGTCACAAGTATAATGCTACTGACTTCGGTTACCTGGATAGTCTGGAGTATCATTTCGATAAACTCAAGGAGCCTTCCTGCCTGATGGATGCTGACCTGGACAGGGATAAGCCTATCTGTATCGCCTTTGACTTCAATGCCAATATCAACTGGCTGGTAGCCGGTCAGCTGGACAGGAACAGGCTGAAGGTGCTCAAGTCCTTTTGGGTGAAGTATGAACGTAAGCTCGAGGCTCTGGTGGATGACTTCTGCAAATATTACCGGCACCAGCGGCACAAGGAAGTGATATTCTATTACGACAGTACGGCCTTGGGTTCCAACTATGCGGTCAATGACGAAGACTTTCATTTCGTGGTGGAGCGTGCTTTTCGGGATAGGGGATGGGAGGTTCGCTCAGTCTATATTGGCAATCCGATGAAGCACATCGAGAAGTGGCTACTCATCAACCGGATGTTTGCCGGTAAGGCTAAGCTCATTCCTTTCTTTAATGAACAGAACAATGAAGACCTGCTTATCTCTGTCCAGACTGCAGGTATTTATAATGGCGGTAAGGACAAACGGGGTGAGAAGCTGGCTGAGACGGAAGAGGACCAGCTTCAGGCAAGAACGGACGGCTCGGATGCCTTCGATACTTTGTGTATCGGTTGTGAGCGGTTCCCACAACAGACGTTCGATCTCTTTGTAACCTCGTCCATGTAATCAGAATTGCTAATTAGATTTTATTGAATCCTGCTTCGACGGTTGACTGTCTGAGGCAGGATTTTTTATGCGTAGGTGCGGCGTACCGCGCTTTTGTGAAAAATCATTACATATTCCGATTTTTTTTAATGGCTAATTAGCGGTTATGGCGTAGGGCGGTGGGGGGTCGGATTCCCGACTTCCGCATAAAATGCGGGTTGTTTCATGGCGAAATGCTTGTTAATGTGCGGGTTTTCTTGCGGAGAAGCGGAAATTTTGAAGAAAACAGACGAATACAGACGGGATAATGGAGATAATCAGTTGGGAAATAGGCTGCTGGACTCCATGTCAAAGGCCGTTCTGACGGTATGCAGGCATCCTGACCGACCTTTGCCATGGAGCCTCGGTAGCGGTAGAAAGACACTCGCTAGTCTTTCTGTCTGTTGTGATGGCGTTCACGCAGCGGCCCACCCGCCCCGTTGCTCTCCCTACTGGCGGTATAGCCGGAGGCTATGGATTGTTTGACTGCTCTTCTTTTCTGCTCTTCGCCCGCATTTCGGTATCACTTCCGCTACGGTTTATGCCTTTTGTACCTGCAAAGGTAAATGTTCCGATTCGTATGCCAAGTTCAAGACGGGTTCCTGAAAAAATCTCCACCCCTTCAGGGTCGTATTCAAGGCTCCGCTTTTCCGGAAAATTTGTCTTTATACGCCTCAGAACACCTTTTGAGGCAGGTGTAAAAGGCGAAAACAAACCGCAGCGAAAGCGAACGGAATAAAAAAAAGCTCAGAGCAGGAAGAGCAGGGTAAAAGGCTCAACTCCCGGGCTCGGCACCAGAATAACTTACAGACCTACCGATATGAAGACCTATAGCCAAGCATTTGAACGACAATGGAGCAAGCTGATGTATGCTTTCTTCGATTACTTGCCTACCCGTTACAGACAGGTTTCCCCTCATGACTGGAATGTGCGTCGGTTGATTTGGGGATTCAAGGAGGGCAGAAACAGTTTGCAGGTAGCCAAATTGGTTGCCGATAAGATGGTACGGACTTTCGGAAAGGAAGCGGAAAACATCGTGTTCTGCTGCATTCCGGCAAGCAGCGGAGCGAAGAACGAAATCCGTTACAGGGACTTTTCCGCAGAGGTGTGCAGACTGACGGGAGCTGTCAACGCTTACGACCATATCAAGGTATCGGGCGAACGTCTTGCCATACACGAAAGCAAATCGGGCAAACGGGTGCAGAATGTGCAGACGGTTGATTTCGATACAGATTTCTTTCGGGGTAAGCGGATTCTGGTTTTTGATGACGTGCTGACCTTGGGCTTTTCATACGCTCGCTTTGCCTGTAGGCTGGAAACGTTCGGGGCTTCCGTTGTCGGCGCTTTTTTCTTGGGTAGAACTTTATTGTTGAACTGATATAAAACGATTTGTTATGAGAGATTTGTTTGAAATTTGTGGAGAATGCAGACACCTGTCGGATGCGCAGGTAGTATATCGGATTACTAACAGCGAAAAGGCATCGAAAGAGGTGGAACGTATGCTGGTACAGGAAGATAAGGTGACGATAGAGGACATCTGTCAGAAACTGACACCGGCACGCCGTGACATGGCGCTTGCCGTGGTGGAACTTTACAGACGCCTTTCGGAACGCAAAGTGAATGCGGAGATTATCCGCAGCAGTAAGGACATTTATCGGGTGATGACTCCCTGTATGCATGATTTGAAAATAGAAGAATGCTGGAGTATCTTTCTGAACCAGTCTAACCGTATCATCCGCAAACAGCGTATTTCTGTAGGAGGTCTGACGGCTACACAGGTGGATATAAGGGTAATTATGGCGGAAGCCTTGAAGTGTAATGCCACCGCCATGATACTTTGTCACAACCATCCGTCAGGTAGCTGTCGGCCGAGTAACGACGACAACCGACTGACGGAAAGTCTGAGGCAGGCTTCCATAGTGATGAATATCCGCTTGTTGGACCACCTGGTCTATGCTGACGGGGATTATTTCAGTTATGCGGACGAAGGGCGTCTGTAGGGGCTGCAAATGGCTGTAGCAGCGTTTTAGGGAGGTGGGTAGCGTAACAGCCGCCCGCCGCCCGATTTTACCGCTTCATCACTTCGTTGGCGGCAAAATCGGGCGGCGGGGTCAGAGGAATGAGCTTTCTACGCCTGGAATCGGCGAATATCGATTGATTTTTCTAAAAGGTAGAAAAAATTCTATCAATTCTTTGGAAATGGTAGAATAATTACTACCTTTGCATCACTGAACTAAAAAAGGAAAGGAGGACTAATGATAAAAAGTTCAGAATTTCATAGGCAATTACTTAAAAAAGGTAAGAAGCGTGGTTGGAAATGGTTGCAGGGTGAAGGTGATGGAAGTCACCGAATTTATGAAGACAAAAATGGAATTCGTTATCCCGTTCCTTTTCATGGGAGTAAGGAAATTGGAGAAGGCCTGAGGAAAAAAATCATTAAGGACATGGAGCTTGAATAAGCTCCTTTGTCCATTTGTTTCAAATACAAGCTGTACAAGAGCTTTGGAACATAAAACTTTTAGATTATGTTTATAATTAAAGTAACAATTGAAAAAGGCGCTGATTTATTTAGTGCCTGGGCTGAAAACATCCCTGGAATTTATGGTGAGGGAGAATCAGTAAAAGAAGTAAAGGAAGATATTCTAAAAGCTATTGCCCTATTTAAAGAGCATAATGATGAGAAGAACATTCCTGAAGAACTCAAAGGTGACTACGACATTGAATGGCACTTTGATGTACAGTCATTTTTACAGTATTACAGCGGAATCTTTACCAAAGCCGCTTTAGAGAGAATTACCGGTATCAATCAAAAACAATTAGGACATTATGCTTCTGGTTTGAAAAAACCGCGTAAGGCACAAGTTGAAAAAATTGAAACAGCCTTACATAATTTTTTTGATGATATGCGCATGGTACATCTAGTATAAAACATTATGATCATTGCCAAATCCGATAATAGGCTTTGATTTTGTTTCGAAGGAGTCATATTGACTCCTTTTTTTGACTTATATCTTGATAAGACATATTTATATTTTTTACATCTTTGTATATTCTTAAATTAAACATCAAATGCATAGGGAATATATTGATAGTCTATATAATAAGTTTCGAAGAGAAAGTAACTATGAAACTAAGAGCCAATTTATGTTTAACATAATTGAAATCAAAATAAAATTCAACTTAAAAGATTATAGGTACTCTTTGTATACTGACATAAAACTATTTTTAAAATATTACATAAAATGTAGAGAATTCAAGGATTATGGATATGACTCTCTAAACCATGATAAGATTTTACAATATATCAATTACTTAGTCCCCCAAAAATCACTAAATCTTCTTTTATATTTAAAAAGAACCCTCCAAAAATCATTTAACGATGTTGATTGGCTTGATAAACCTATTAGTAAAACTAAAGTTCGAATATATATGAGTAAATATAATATCCTTATGGCAATATTATATAAATCAACATACTCTCTTGTCAACATGATTATTTTTCTTTTATTTTTATTTTTTATAATATGTCTAATTTTATATCCAGTATCAGACCCTATAATTCCAATGTTCGAAATAGAGCATGGTATGTACCATTCCAATTCAACTATTAATCATATTATCAATGTATGCGGATTGATTCTAGATCTCGATTTAAAATGTAAAGTTACAACACTTTCTTCATCAGGTGTCATATTATATGGTATAGGTAAATTGCTATTTTGGATTGTTATTTCTAATTTTGTCTTACTGAAGATTGAAAAAAAATTATCGATAGAATGAACAATTATAATACTTTTTTTAGCTTTATATTAAGGAGAAAAAACTCTATATATTATCGAATATTATGCTTAGCATATGCCGTTTTTTTTGTTATAATCCATGACAATTATTTCAGTGGCTGGGTTTATATCACTGTTATGTTCCTTTATTTTGTAACATATCTATCACTTGTTACATTATATCGACATTCTAGTGATACAATAAGATTATTATTAGATTATACATTCATAACTTTAATTATTCTAGGGCAAAATCCGAATAATTTAACAGCACTTGTATTTATACTTTTACCTATATTCAACGCTATAAATTTTACAGGCAAAAAACGAAATCCTATATTGCTCTTCTCCTGCGCTCTGATATCATATGTAACAGCCAGTTTTTTCTTTAAATTCAACTATTTTAACATATTATCTGTAATACTAGGGTTTGGTAGCCTGTTCATCATTGACATTTACTCCTCCAGTAGATGGAAAGCTAATTTATTCTCTCAAACGTTATTAGATTTAGTTGATAAATATTATCTAGTTATCGATAAACCTCATAAAATTTTTAAAGAAGCTGTAAGACGTATAAATGAGTACCTAAAAATTAATATCATTCAAGATATATATTGTTTTGAAAAAGAAAAAGATAGCTTTAAAATATTGACCTCTTCTAATTTTATCTTTAATTTCGTATTAGGATTAACCGATAAAAACAATACAAAATTAAACGATGAGCTACTGGTTGAAAATGTAAAATTTGAATATGATGGCAAAGAAAGTAAATACAATATGGCGTATTTAGCCACTTGTTCTTCAAGCTTCGCAGACAACCCTAAACAATATTTATTTATTGTCACACTATTTGCTCCATTACCATTATCACTAATAGGTTATGATTATTTACTTGTTCCATTTTTTAGAAGAATAGCCAAATTTTTACTTAGTGAAAGTGTTCTAAAAGAATTAAGAAGAAAAACGATGCTAGACATTCGTAATAAAGCAAGATTTGTTGAACAATCTGTTAGAACAATGCATTTTCTACGTAATAGTTTAAGTGCATACAAAAATTTAACCCAACAAATAGATGCAAAACAATCATGCAAATCAGAAGAAATGAGAAGAAAAATAGATTCTCTAATAATAAAGAATAATAAGTGTGCCAAGAATGAGCTTGAAAAAATCACGAAAAGAGCAGATTTTTTGTTGGAGAAAGATAAAAATCCATTTGAAATAGAAGAATTAAAACCCTATTCATTTATAGATATCTTTACAGAGCTTAGAAATGTTTGGAATGAGTCTTTTTCAGATGAAATAATAGAGATTGAAAATATTGATGTAGAAAGATGCGAGAAATACAAAATAAATTCTAACTTTGAAGGGCTGGATATTCTATTCTCAGATTGGATATCTAACATGTCTAAGTATAAAAACGACTGCGTATGGTGTAATGTTAGTGTCAAGGAAAATAATTTAATTATCAAGTTTGAAAATGATTATACTTGTACAGAAGATAAGATTACTCAACTAATTTCAGATTTAAATGAAGATGATAGAAGATTGATTACCCGACGAACCACCCATGGCATATATTTAATAAAAAAAGCAATAACGGAACTTAATATTAATCATAAAGCATATAAAGCGAAAAGAGAAGAATGTGGCGATACTATCGTTTTAGCTTTAACCCTAGAAATGAAAAAAAACGAAGATTATGAATAATAATATTTTAATAATAGAGAATGAATATAGTTCAGTAAAAATCGCTTTTGATACAGCTAACACTTTGTGCTTTGATGATAAACTGCATTTTAAAAACATCTCAAAAGCTCAACAATTAACAGGACTGGATATTAATTCCTATAGTGTTATTTTTGTTGATATTAGCTTAGCAACCAATAGTACTTTAGACGGATTTGGTATTATTGAACAATTCCGATTATATCATCCAGACTTGATGAATCGTATAGTTATAATAACTGGTAATAATAAAATTAAAGATGCAATAAAAGAGCATAAACTAGATTCGTATAATTTAACCGTTTTAATAAAACCTGTTGGCTTTCAAGAGATAGAGAAAACCTTAAAAAGCAAAGGGGTTATTTAATAGCCACTTTTTCTATATTTCTTGTCATAATACAAATTTCACACAAAATCTAAATACATTTTAAGAACAGAACAATATAAATCTCCCAGCGGAAACTCCCCCAAAAGTTTCCGCTTATTTTTTGCCCTCCTCTTAACCTTTTATTACATTTGCGCTATAATCTTTATATCAAAAATTAACGCATACTATGGAAACACTGGATTTTGTTGCAGTAGATTTTGAAACCATGACACCGGAGCTAACAAGTGCATGTTCAATAGGGTTGGTAAGAGTGCATAACGGGGTTATCAGTCAGAAGCTCTATTCACTTATCAAACCCATACCTGACTCTCGGACTGAACGTAATACCCATGTACACGGACTGACAGATGAGATGGTAGCCGATGCCCCCACTTTTGCAGAACTGTTCCCTTTGATACAATCCCTCATTGAGGATCTTCCGATAGTCTGTCATAACAGTTCCACAGACATCAATGTCTTCAGGTACTGCATGGGGTATTATGGACTGACCGGGTTGAATCTGGAAAATTACGTTGATACTTTGGATTTGTATGGGAAAGGTCTGAAGGCTTGTTGCGAAGAAAACGGAATCATATTCTCCAATCACCATGATGCTTTAGCCGATGCTGAAGCTTGTGCCAAACTGTATCTTTGTTACAATGGACGGATTTCAATGGATCAGGCGCACTACAGCCTGAAGGAAGTGATGGCTAATAAGGAGGCGCGCAAGTATGAACATGATACCCTGATGCCTTTATCCGAAGAAGAAGTGAAAAATAAGGATACTATTTTCTTCCGAAAGAAAGTGGTGATTACAGGCATCTTTTGCGCCTATCCAGATCGTGATGAACTCGGTTCTATCCTAAAATCATTCGGTGCTGACGTTGACCGTGGTATTTCAGGAAAGACAAACATTGTTATTGTTGGTGAGGGGGCAGGGCCTTCCAAACTCAAGAAGATTGAAGAGCTTAAGGCTAAAGGAAAGGATATCCGACTCATTTACGAGGATGAACTGTGTAATATTATGAATAAAATATCAGATTAAATTTTTTTATTATGGATTATGATGTTATTCTTTTAATGACTGGCTTTATTGAGCTTGTGACATTGATTTGCTTTTTTGTTTTGTGTTCTAATGTTGGTGCCTTAAAGAAAAAACTATTAAATAATGGGGCTACCAATACTTCTATGTTTTCTTTATACTTATCTATGGGTGATAATGAAAATGCAAAGAAGTTATTGGTAAAGATCATTCTTTCGGATAGTCAGGTTCAGGATGCTTTGAACTCTTCACCGGAGAGCCTTCAGAATGTACTGGCTAAGTATAGCAAACCCATGAAGGAAGTTGGGTTAAGTATTGATGTTACTAAAGCAATAGTATATAAGAATATGTTTTAATTTCTAGGTTTTATGGCAGCAAAAAAAGAAAACGTGAACCTGACTTATGATGCTTTATGGTTCAAAATTTTTATGGATAGTTATGACATTAAATACTATGGACGTGAGATCTTTATTTCTGCTGGTTTATCCGGTAGACAAGATGTGTTTATGCAAATGTTAGGAAACATTGGCGGGTATGCACGGATGAATGATTTCAATAAGGATATTGATGTCGTTATCGTCTCCAATTATTTGATGGACAAATTCAAGAATGGAGAGAAAGATGACTTCTTCCAAATGTTGGAAGATGCCATTAATGGGAATAATACGCCGTATCGGAAACTGAAGTTCACTACTGAGAACCTGTTGTTGGATTATTTGAAAGACCGTGCCAGTGGAAGAATCCGGCAGAACCAGAAGGATTTGAAGGAAAAGGATAATACGGAAGAGTTGAATGAACGAATCGAAGCATCAATCGAAAAAGATCAAGTGATGTTGAATTTAATAAAGAAATATAAAGAATCTACAAAGGAACCGCAACAACAGAACTTGTTTTAAAAAGCGATGATGGATATAGATATGTATTTGATAAAGCCTGTGTAAAAACAGGCTTTTTATTATATTAAGGCTAATAATAATCTATTCAGTTGTAATGATAAGTTGAAAAAAATGAGCAAGGGATATAACAATGTTGTATTAGTTATAGGCAATGGCTTTGATTTAGATTTAGGATTGCCTACCAGTTATTCATCGTTTATACAAAGTCAATATTTTGATAATCATGTTTCTGAACAACAAAAAAAAAGTGATACATGGAATACTACAACTGACAGTGATTATCTGTTCGATTATTTATATAGTCGTATCGAATGGAGAGATAGTAGGCATCTTGATGCCAAAAAATGGGTAGATATAGAAAATGAATTAATAGATTTTGCAACTCGTAAAAGTGATATTCTGTCGTCTTTCCCTATAGCTGATGAAAAAGAAAAAAATATGTTCTATCTTCTTCAAAACGAATTGTGTAATTACTTGTCTACTATAAACTATGATAATGTTAACAAAGATTCATATGCGATAAAGGTGCTAACCGCTGTCAATAATTCTTTATGAGAAGTAATTTCGTTCAATTATACCGATCTTTCAAGGTTAGATTCGTTTTTATTAAATCCTTTAAAGGTGCCGATTGAATATGTTCATGGAAAACTTGCCGATAGAACAATTATTTTAGGCGTACAGGATAATGTTGATTTCGACCCAAGTTATAGTTTTTTGATAAAGACATTTAGTCCTCACTATAAGTCACATAATGTTAGGAAAAAGCTGCTTGATGCTGATGAAATAATTTTCTTCGGGCATTCATTAGGTAAAACTGATTATCATTATTTTGAAGAATTATTTAAACGCCAATCCAATCCAGAAACAGCAAAAGATGATTTATTTATGAGAATTTTTACATTTGATGAAGAGTCGAGAAGAAATATTTTACTTCAATTAAGAGAAATGAATCATAAAAGAACTAATTTCTTGTTTGATCTTTGTGATTTTGAGTTATATAGGACTAAAGATAAACAGGATGATGCTAAAATAGAGTCATATTTAATAGCTTTAAGGAAAAGAATAAATCATGGCTTGTCAAGATCTCATAAGGGCGTACATTTCGTTTAAAAAAAGTGGCGATAGAAATATCAGAATTTCTTTTGCCAATTCAAAACAAAAACATACATTTGCAATGCGTTACATTTGATACAGGCGAGGATGGCTCGCTAATAAACATTGCTGCGGGCATTTTTTATGCTCTTAGCTTTGCCTATATAAACTTATGGTTCCGACCCCCGTGTGGAGCGTTAATGCGCCCACTGCCTGTATCAGGTGTAACGCGACGGGAAAGCGGAACCTTTCTTGTTTCCTTTCCCGTAATTAACCAACATATTGTTTCATTTTAATCGCGTTACAAAAATGAAAAATCAAATTGCATTGCCTGTACGCCAGGCAAAAGAAAGCCGTATATCGTTATGGCTTAAAAAAGAGAATCGGTTCTTTACTTTCCTGCTCGAGGAAAAGGTTACTAACTACCGTGCCCTGCTGTTCTGGCAGCTGGTGATTTCCTTCGCTCTCTTAATCGGTACCGTATTCGCCCATCCGTTGGCGGCTGTTGCAGTTACGCTGTGGTTCGGTCTGTCTGTTGGTCAACTTAAAAAAGCGGAGCGGTATGGCAAATAATGCAGTTTATCGGGTTGAAAAGACGGTTGTCTATGAGAATGGCAAAGTCTTGAATGAATGTTATTCTATTCTCTTTTATCAGGACCAGATTCTGAACTGTATGCGTGAAGAACTGATAGAACTTCATCAACTGATATCTTTGGCATTGAATGACAGAAAGGAGGTTTCGGATGAACAAGAAAGCTGAATTTGACGAAACGATACTCATCCGGTACCTGGAGCATTATCTGCCCGGTAAACCCGGCGATGAACGGGTGATATACAAGACGACACAGCAGATCCAGGATGAACTGGCCGATATGGTGGAGATGGGCATCAATGACATCGCCAGACACCTGCATGAATTGGGCTATGAGGTGGGGTTGTCACCGGACAACCGGCCGGCATGGATCCTGATGGAACATTGATATTTTTTTCTACATTTTATAGGAGGGCGTGGCGCTGGGATAGCGTTGCGCCTTTTGTCTTTTTAGCCCTTTCTGCATCCGTATATCTTTGAGAAAAACAACGAAAATGCTTACTGTCAAACAAGATATACCGGATTTTGTACTGTCTTCGCAGTTGGACAATTTCATCATCGGAGCGGATAAACAGGTGACGTTCACCTTGAAGAAGGAGAGTTCTGTCATCCTGCAGGAAACCTATACACCGGATTCGAACCAAGAAATCAACGTGTTGGACCTGTTCTCGCTGATGGAACCTTATCTACTTTCCTCCCAGCTGCTGCAGTTTAGCTATTCCCTGTTCGCTTCCGGAGAAACGGCGGTCAACAAATCCTTCATTGTCCTGTTATGCCGGCACATTGTCCCCTGTTCGGCGGATGATTTTGTAAACGGTTATTTCCTGACAGCTTTGGCCGGACGTGACAAGGTGACTTCGTTTGAGCGCACGGAAACGCTGTATCTGACTACCGGTAAACTGGCTTCCGGAGGTACCACCATCCCGATAATGGTAGAATGTGTCTTTGTCAATGACCGGAACCAGCTGCTTTCTTCCACCCGTTCCCTGGGTAACGTGGCCGATTACGGCATCCGGTCCGTAGATGTGTCTCCTTCCCGATTCACCCAGTCCGGCTACCGGCTTTTGCGTTATACCGTTCTGGCAGGTGCCAGAAGATTGGCTTTCCGGGTAGATCATGGGGAGCCGGAAACAGTGGGACTGAAATTCCGTAACTCGTTCGGTGTGCTCGAGACATTCTACTTTGTGGGGGGAGAAACGGTGGAACCGGAACTGACCCGCAGCGCTTCCTATTTCAGCGGCCGGTATCGGACCTATCATGTGGACGAGCAGCGCAAGCACACGGTCAGTACCGGATTCATCCCGCAATCGATGTATCTTTTGGCCGATGACGTGGCAAGGTCTTGCGAAGTATACCTGATGGATAGTTCCGGAGATATTCCGGTCACAATCATCGAAAGCGATACGGGCCGGAACGATTCCGATGACGGGCTGTTCTCCTTTACGGTGACTTATATCCATGCATCCCGGTGCCAGCAGCGTATGACGTTGTTGCCGGATATTTTCGATGATACATTCGATGACACATACAATTAAAGCCTATGAACGTAATACATATCAAAGACGCATTGAGGCTACTCGAGTCCGGGCAGCCCTGTAACCTGAAGCTTTGGAAACTCAGTACTGGGGACATCTTGGAGTACAAGGGAGCTGTCTGTATAGGCTCCCATTGGCGGGGCGGTACACATCGGGTACGTCTCCCGAACTCCGGGCTGATACGCAGCTTCCGGGATATAACGCTCTTCGAGATCAACAACATGACGATTTACCTATAAACGACGATTATGGACAAGATAACTTCACAATACGATGCCGCATTCATACCAGGGGAGATTTTTAATATCGAGGTTTCGAACGTGGCCACAGAAATGGCTTCCGTAACGGACAGTAGTCTGGTATTTGATGAAGACGCGGATATTCAGACGACACCGGTTCCTGGACGGAACGGCATGGCGTATGTCAATTTCGGGACAGATAACCAGTTGCCGTTTGAGATCATCAGGATGATTGGGGTGGATGAGGTGATGAGTCAGAACAAGCTGTTCAATGTCATCACCTGTTACGGTGCCGGTCTGAAGTACATGGACGTGGATACTGAGAAACCGACCAGGCATCCGGAAATCAGGAGATGGATGCTGCGGAATAGCCTTCCGACTTTTCAGCTCGAGCAGGCCACCGACATGAAGTATTTCTTCTTCTGTGTGTCGGTAATCATCCTGTCCAAGGATGGGGAACGCATTAACCGGCTTGTACATAAGGAGGCTTGTTACTGCCGTTTCGAGAAAGCCAAGAACGGTAAAATCAACCATGTAATCTATGCGAACTACCGGAGCAATACGACATTGGCTCCAGCTGATTATGAAGTGATCCGCCTGCTTGACCCGCGCGATCCGATGGGGGAACTTATGGTGTTGATGGGACGGGAACCCGGACGTGATGGCGAGACCAGAGTAAGAACCGGTGAGCGGAAATTCGCTATTCTGGTACGTTTCCCGACTCCTGGATTCCAATACTATCCCATACCGTATTACACCAGCATTTTCCGGGGGGACTGGTACGACATCAAACGGCTGATAGGAAAAGGCAAGAAGGCAAAACTCCGTAACCATGCCAGCGTAAAGTACCAGGTTGAGGTACATAAGGACTACTGGAGTAACATCTGTGCTGAAGAGCATATCACGGACCCGCTGAAGAAGCTGGAACGCATCAAAAAGGAAAAGGAGAATATCAAGAATTTCGTTTCCGGTATCGAGAACTCCGGGAAGGTATGGATTACCGGTTACTACATCGATCCGAACGGACGGGAAGTGAAGATGGTGCGAATCAATGTCATCGAAGCCGGGAAGGAGGGAGGCGACTGGAGCGAGGATATCCAGGAAGCCAGCAATATCACCTGTTACGGCGACAACATCCATCCGAATCTGGTAGGCGCTACGCCTGGCAAGAGTCAGAGTAACAACTCCGGTTCGGATAAACGTGAACTGTTCACGCTCAAGCAGGCTCTCGAGATACCTTTCCATGACCTGATGAATATCCCTCACAACATCGTGATAGAATATAATGGCTGGAGTGAGAAGGTATATCCGGATGTTCCCATGGTACTGCTCACCACCCTTGACCAGAATACGGATGCAAAGACATCCACATCGCATGTCTCAAACCTAAATCAAAATACTGATGATAACGATAACTAAAGATGTATTCGAACAGATAATATCTTCTGCTACAGATTCCTCCTCAGAAGTGTTCGATATGATTTATCCTCACTTTACTGAAGTGGAGGAATGTCTGGACAATGAATTGCTGGGAGTGATGGCCGGAAAGTTTGATTCTGTTCCCGGCCTTGAAGAATGTGTGACCCGGCTAGTATGCCTACGTACCTATGCGGAACAGATTCCGCATCTTGATCTGGTGTTGACACCAACGGGGTTTGGCGTTGTTTCTAACCAGAACCTGGCTCCGGCTTCTGCAGATAGGGTGAAGAACCTGCTGCAGCAGGTCGTAAATGCTTACGAAGATACCTATGACCGATGCCTGGAGATGTTGGTTGGTACTGACTGGGCAGATACCGCATTGGCCCGTGTGAATATCCCCAACCTGATTTATACGGCCAGGCAGTTGAAGCTGTACGCTGATTTCCCGTCGGCAGACGTTCATCGCTCCAAACTGATTGAGTTCCGGACAAGGATGTATCAGGCTGAAGAGAAAATCATGCAGCACGTATCGGCCGAGTTTTTCGAACACATGCTGGAACAGGCACGGCATAACGCTTTCACCAAAGAGGAGTCCGCCATGGCCGACTACATGTGTAAGTTCATCGGTTTCTGCATCGCCAAGAACTGGCCGGCAGCAAAGAGTATGCTGGAGCGCATCGAGAACTACGCGGAATCCAAGGTGGAGGTATTTACCAGCTACAAGGATTCGTCAGCTTATAAGGTCAAACATTTTGAAACATATCAGAATGAAAAGGGAGATTCCACATACTTTTTCGGGTAGGATACTCGATTTCCGGTTCCCTACGGCATGGCAGCAGCTCAACCAGGAACAGCTTCGGTATGTGTTCCTGGTCATTACCCTGTTTCCTCCGGTCAAGGCAAAGACCTACGTCTTTATGCGATTCACTGGCATCCGTATCCGCAAGCGCGTAAAGGAAGGATGGCTTTGTACATTCCGCCTGAACTGGCACAAAAAATTAAGATTCATCCTGCAGGACTGGCAGATTCATAGTTTTCTCCGGCAAATCGATTACATATCCCAACCGAACACCTGTCCCGTCCGACTGGATAAGATAGGCGGCCGGTATGCCATCGATGTAAAGCTGCACGGCCTGAGCTTTGAAGACTACCTGTGTTGTGAGAACTATTACCAGGGCTATCTGTATTCTCAGGATGTATCACAACTTAAATCCTTGTATGGCTTCCTCTATAAAAAGAAACCGGGCTTCAGGGGTTCATTGAAAGCTGCCTTCTCTCGAATCAAGGGATATGAACTGGTTTCCATATTTCTTTGGTGGGGAAGCATCAAACTGTATTTCGCTTCGCTTTTTCCTCATTTCTTCCAACCGTTCCAGCGGATGGATGACGCTGATCAGCCGGAAGTACCCGACCTGATGGGCGCGATGAACGCCCAGATCCGGGCGTTGACCGGCGGCGATGTGACGAAAGAGAAGGAAGTACTGCAGATGGACTGCTGGCGGGCGCTGACAGAACTGGATGCAAAAGCACACGATATTCAAGAATTAAAATCTAAACAGAAAAATGGACACAACTAGATTCTTTGACGGCCATGCCTATTTCACGGAACTGACAGAAAAGAATAGGCTGGCCAAGGCGAACGCATTCTTTCCATGTTCCTGTAGTGGTATCAATTCACTCCAGGATGTACTCGATAACTTCCGTAAACGGTCTTCCTTCGTTTGTATCGATGATACCAACGACGCTGCCGTCGAACAAATCGGGGGTGGCTGGTTCAAGAAACGCACCTTCACGGTATTTCTTCTTATCCGGTACAAATACGATGACATGACCGACCGGGCGGCAAAACTGGACATCTGCCGGCAGCTCTTCCGGCAGTTCCATTCCCGTATGATCCGTGACAAGTATATCTACGAAGATTTGGATTTATCCTTCCTGAATGTGTCGCGTATCTATGCCCGTGAGCTTGGAGAGTATTTCATTTCCGGATGCACGGGCTTATATTTCATGGTTGAGCTGACAGAACCGACTGATCTATGTTACAAGGAGGACGAATGGGATGGCTAGAGGATGGCATGGAATGAATACAGGATGGCACAGTCTTGATTCAGAAAAGAAACGGAAAATGGCAGAAAATGCCACCCCTGAAGATCGCTTAAAATACATGAATGCATGGTCTGAGATGATGGTAAATATCTGGCGTGAGAAGATAGAACGATTGCACGTAATAGATACATATACTTTGCATCGGCAGATTACTGAGAATGTAGCAGGATCAACAGATTTTGCGACCATACAGCACAAATTCATGGAGTATGGTATATACCAGGATTGCGGTACTGGAGTTGGATATAAAAGAGGTAATCAAGGTTACCTTGAGGTGTTGGATTATAGATATCGAGAGGAAAATAGGCTGGATATTCCACGAAAAAGAGGCCCAGGCTGGGGAGGTGGTTATACTTCGGGTGAAACGAGGTATCCACGAGAATGGTTCTCACGTCCGTATTATGCTTCAGTTATGGTATTAAAGGAACAGATGGCGTACATGTATTCTGAAGAATTTTGTGGATTGATTGTTGATGCCATTCAATATAACGAGAGAATAAGAGGGACGTCCTTAAGAAATCGTCTTTGGGGCTCTCATTGGAAGAATAAGAACAAGTATTCTTTTTGATGTCTTTTTGAAATCTACTACGGTAAGTTTACTTCGTAAAAAAGAAGATATTATGGCAACAAAAACTTTCGAAGAACTAAAGCAGCTGGCTATACAGATTCGTGACGAGAAAACGAACAAGCAGAATACAGCGACCCGCATCGGAACACAGATGTTGGAACACCTCAATAAGCTGGAACAAGATTACTATGATAAGACAGCGACAGATAAAGAACTGAAGCAACGGGATGAGAAACTGAGCGAATTGTCCTCACTCGCTGGTGTATATAAAATCTTTGATTTTTCGTCTGAAAATTACCTTGCAAATTTTTCAGATATTAAATTGAAAGCTGGGGTTGAATACTTTGTGTATGCAGAAACTGATAGTAAAGAAATAAGACTCATATTATGTTCAAAAAAGTATAATTATATTGATGGAAATTATTACGAAGATGGGGATTACCCAAGGGTAACATTTGTTAACGGGAAAGGATTTATTAAAATTAAAAATGATACTGATACAGATTTAGGGGATTGGGGATTTCAGTCTTCAAGTACAGCTAAAACAGGAACTGTTAAATTTACTTTTTTTGCTTCAATGTCATTAGGACAAAGCGTAAGTGCCATAAACGATGAAATAACCGATATAAAAGGTTACAAACAAGTAAATTCAAATGTATTAAATTTAAATTCAACCGTCAATCTAGGAGATTTGCAATTTCAAATTACAGCAAATAAAAAGTATTTGTTAAAGGTTGATTGCAGCAATCCTTATAATGTCACAATATTGGGAAATCCAAAATTAAATTATATTGATGGGAATTACTATGAAGATGGCGATTACCCAAAGGTGAATTTAACTAATGGGCAAGGGAGTATAGTTATTAGTAATAGTACAGATATAAATTTAAGCTCATTTGGATTTTTTTCAACTGAAACGTCAGCAATGTATGAGGGTAATTATACCTTTACTTTGTTTGAGTTAGGCGAAAATAGTGTGAGTTTAATGTTTTTAAATCAAATGATTAACGATATTAATGGAGATATACAAGACATTAATGAAAAAATAGATGATATAAGGGGTTACAAACAAGTAAATTCAAAAATAATTAATTTTAATTCAAGTTCCTTTCAAGGAAATCTACAATTTTCAATTACAGCAAATAAAAAGTATTTACTAAAAATTGACTGTAGCGAATCAAATAATATAACTTTATTTGGAAATCCAAGTTTAAATTATATTGATGGAAATTACTATGAAAGCGGTAATTCTCCAAAAGTAAAAATTACTAATGGCAAAGGTAGTATAATACTTGGTAATGATAAAGATACAAGTCTTTCAACATGGGGATTTTTTTCCGCAGAAGGAGTAGTAGATCATGAGGGGGACTATAAGTTTACCTTGTTTGAATTGTTTGAGTTAGGCGAAAATAGTGTGAGTTTAATGTCATTAAGACAAAGCATTGATGAAATAAACATACCACAAATTGCTAAAACAAATGGATTTATAAGGATATTTCATTCAATGGGAGGGATAGGAGATAGTTTGTCAAGTGGTGAAATTGTAACGGGGAGTGGAACAGATGATGACCCTATTTTATATAATGATAGGTATAATTTTTCATGGCTGGCCAATATAGCGAGAAAATATAGTGCTGATTGGAGATGTTTTTCAAACGGCGGTCAGACAGCGCAAGGATGGCTGGGAAGATGGCTTTCAGAATTAACGTCTGAGGAAAATAAAAGAAGTTTGTATTTTATTGCGTTAGGAACTAATGATGAAGGATTGATAAATAAAGGACAACTTGTTTTAGGAACAAAAGAGTCAAACTCAGATGAAGCTTCGTTTGCTGGATATTATAAGAAAATAATTGAATCAGTTCATGCTTATTCACCACATTCCATTATAATGTGCTGCACTACTTATGGTAAACAAACTGTTTTGAGCCCTATTAATAATCTTATACAAGAAATAAGTGATTTATACGATTATTGTTATTTTATCAATATAGCTCAAAAAAGCACTTTTAATTTAGGCAGCGAATATGTACGAGGTGGGCATTTTGATACCCTTGGCTATGTAAAATTTGCTGATGCTCTTGAAATCTTAGTAAATGATGTATTAGAAGAAAATAAAACAAAACTTGTAACGTGGGGTGTAGACGCTCCTAATTAGCCCCCTCGGTCAGTTTATAATCATTCAAAATAAATCACTTATGACTTCAGCCCTGCAAGATGTATTTTGTAGGGCTTTGTCTTTTTATGCCAGCCTGGGTGACAATACATTTGGGAAAACACTTAAAAACATGGAGAAATATGTAGGTTTTATTACACAAGACATTCGTTCCGGCGTGACAATTATCTTCATTTGTCTGATACTGATATGCTGTGTCTGTATGTTGGATTTATGGACAGGAATTGATGCAGCCCGGGCAAACAAAGAAAAAATATGTAGTCGGCCACTACGTAAGACCGGTATAAAAATCGTCGATTACTTCAGGTTATTGTTGTTCTTTATCATGATTGATATACTGGGATTGTGTTTTCCCTGGTATAATCTCCCTTACGGAGCAATTATCGGGACTCTTGGCGTGATGATTGTCGAAGGTTTATCTATCATAGAGAATCTACGGAAGAAAAAAAGCCATGCGGCCGAAGTAGCAGACATGGCCGTACGCATTATGGAATGCGCGACACCTGAAGAAGCTCACAAGATTATCAAAACTATTAAGGAAGGAGTGAAGAAATGAAACAGTTACCACGAGGATTGCGGAATAATAATCCAGGTAATATCCGCAATTCAGATGCAACAGACTGGCAGGGTGAAGTTCCTGCAAACAAGAAGAAAGACAAATCCTTTGAAGAGTTCGAAGACATGGCACACGGCTATCGGGCATTGATTAAATTGCTGCAGAACTACCGCCGGAAATACGGATGTCAGACGATTGCTGACTTCATCAGTCGCTGGGCGCCCAGAACCGAGAACAACACATCAGGTTACATTTCACGCGTATGTAAGGAGATGCAGGTACCGACAACTTACGTTCCGAACGTGGAGGACAAAACGACCATGTGCGCATTTGCAGCTGCCATTTCTCAGGTAGAAAATGGAGTTCCGGCTGTAATGGCAGATGTAGAAAAAGGATGGGCTTTGTTATGAGAGCTATAATCATACTTTTTTTCTTCTTTGTGTGTGGTTCGGTGTTTCTCGGATGTAAATCCGGGAAGCACCTTACTTCAGGTAGTCACACACAGATTATCGTGCATGACAAACTGATACCTGTATTCCGTCCGGCTGACTCTGCATCCATCAGAGCCTTGCTGGAGTGCGACTCAAACGGTCGCGTCGTTCTTTCCTGGCTTGACATGGCACAGTCCGAAAATGCACGGCTTCGGTTTAAGTTGGACTCCATGGGGAATCTGCTGGCAGACTTTAAAGTTCCTTCAGATACGGTTTACATTCCAGGAAAAGACAGTACGGTTATTAAAGAGAAAGTCAAGACAGTAGAGATAGAGAAAGATCTTACTTCATGGCAAAGATTCTGTATCGGGTTTACTGTATTTGCGATAATATTCATTGTGCTGCTTGTCGGCTTCAAATTTCGTTCAATTTTAAATTTCTTCAGATAATATGGCTATAGACCAGGTAGCAACCGTCGAAGTCCGCGTAAACGGTGAAGAAGCAAAGCAGGAACTAAAGAATCTGGAGGCAATAGCATCCGGATTGAAAAAGGAACTGGCTGATGCGTACAAAGCCGGTGATACATCTAAAATCAAGCAGGTTACGTCCGAGCTTCGGAAAACGGAGGCCCAGATTAAGACGCTGAAGAAAGATACTACGGCGCTTACCGAGGTAATGAATAACCTCGACAAAGCCACGCCTAAAGAACTTCGTGCCACCCTGACGGCCATCAACCGCCAGTTGAACAGCGGCCATATTAAGCGAGGATCTGCGGAGTGGAAATATTACCAACAGCAGGCTAAACTGGTTACAGCTGAACTCCAGAAAATCAAGACAGAAGTTCAGGAGACAGAAGGGTGGCTCACCAGGTTCAATAACGGTTTGAGTAAATGGGGCGGTTTGCTTGCTACAGGTGCAGCCACCATTACAGGTATGTCCATGGCATTGAATACCCTCCGCAAGAATCGGGACTCTAAAGAATCCTCCCAGGCCGAATTGAAGGCTCTGACCGGACTAGATGATGAATCTATCCAGTGGCTTACCCGGCAGGCTGAGATTCTGTCTACTGCCATGGATGAATCCGGTCTGCGGATCCGTCAGTCATCTGACGAGATACTTCAGGCGTATATGCTGATTGGTTCCAAGAAACCGGAGCTGCTGAAGGACAAGGAAGCACTGAACGCGGTTACCATTGAAGCGATGCGTTTGGCTGCAGCCGCCAAAATCGATTTGAAGGATGCCGTGACAGCTACCACAGTATCTTTGAACATGTATGGTGAATCTGCTGATCAGGCAGCTCGCTATGTGAATGTACTGGCTGCAGGTTCCAAAGAAGGTGCAGCCGATGTGTCAGCCCAGGCAGCAGCGATTAAGAATGCAGGTGTGGCTGCAGCTGGCGCCGGAGTCAGCATCGAAGGTTTGCAAGGTACTATACAGATGTTGGCGGAGAAGGGACTGGAGGCGGAACCGGCCGGTACCGCACTCCGTAAGTTTTTCCTGGTATTACAGACAGGGCCGGACGAAACTAACCCGAAAGTGGTCGGCCTTCAGACAGCGCTTGAGAACCTGAACAAGAAATCTCTGACAGCGGCACAGATTCAGGCCATGTTCGGTGAAGAGGCATTCTCAGCGGCTACCATTCTGATAGATAATGCAGACAAGGTTCAGCAATATACCGAGGCTGTTACAGATACGAATATTGCCATGGAACAGGCTGCCATCAACTCCGATACCAATGAGGCGAAAATGGCTCAGTATCGAAATCGTATTAAAGAAGCTGGAATTGAATTGGCAGAAAGGTTAAATCCTTCGTTGTCAATGCTTACTGGTTGGACGACAAAAATCATAACTACTTTGCCAACCCTTATAGATTGGTTTGTCAAATATAAGGGGACAGTTATCGGAAGCGCAGCTGCTTTGGCAGGGTTAATTGCGTATAAAAAGGTTGATGTAGCATGGTCTAAATTGCAGGTTTTATGGAATGAAAAAGTATTGGTTTCTTTGGGTAATCTATTCAAACTGATAAAAGCAAATCCTTGGGCTTTTTTAATTGTTGGAGTTGCTGCTGTTGTAGGTAAACTTATCGATTTAAAACGGGAACAGGACGCTTTGACTGAAAGTCAGAAAACAATGGCAAGAATATCAAAAGAATCAGCAGAGAAGTATACTGAGCAGGAAGCTAGAATCAGAATGTTATCCAATACAGTTAATAATAGTAACTTTTCTTATAGAGAGAGGTTGCGTTGCTTAAATGAACTGAAAGATATTGTTCCTGGATATAATGCTACATTAGACGAAGAAGGACGATTGATGAATAGCAATACGGATGCTATTAAGGATTATCTTATACAACTGGAGAAACAGATTAAGATGGAAGCTGCTCGGGAAGAACTTGCGGAATTATATAAGAAGCAACGGAAGATGACCAATGAACAGAAAGAACTTGAAGTTGAAGTAAAAGATGCCAAAGCCTCTGTTAATGCAGCTAATTTTGCAGCCAGCCGAAGATCTCAAGGTTTAGGAACTTCAGGGACTAGAGCTTTATCTTCAGGGATGGATGCTGGAGTTAGGCAGGCAACAGACCGATTGAATAAGGCTAACCGAGCTTTAAGCAAGACGAAACAGCAGTTACAAGAGATTAATCAGGCTATAAAAGATGTGAATAATGAAATAGCTCAAAATACTATTATCTCACCGAATACTGAGGATATCAAGACAGAAAATCCTACTCCTGTTGTACCGGTAAATCAAAATGATGATAAAAAGGAGAATCCCTTGGTTATAGCTGAAAATAAACGTTACTACGATGAGTTAGCAGATCTGAAGAAATCTTACCTGGCCAGTGACGAGATGACACAGCAGGAATACACCCGCTTCATGGAAGACCTTGAGATGCGCCACCTGGAGAACATGATGGCCATTGCCGGGCTAGAACCGGAAAAGCGTCAACAGATTGAGCAGAAAATACTTGAAATGCGAATCAAGTTTAAAGAGGAATGTGCTCGGTTGGAACAGGAAGATGCCGACAAAGCATCTGAAGAAGCTTTTACCAGGATGGAGAAACAATACCAGCTGGGAGTTCAGGAAGCTACTCAGAAGCATTATGATAGTCTTTCATCAGAAGAGGAATATTATCAGGAATTAGAAGATATTCAACGAAAATATTATGAAGACGTTTTAAACTCGACTCAGATCTCGGAGAAAAGAAAATCTGAAATACAACAACAGATTGAGAAACAGAATCTTTCTAAGTCTGAAAAGAATTATAACGAGCACAAAGAAAAGGTACGTAGTACATTACAGATGGCGCAAGAGATTGGCAAGGAGTTTGGTACTACATTTGCAGATTTGGTAACTGACTCAGAGGCTACTTTAGGTGACTATATGAAGGCTACCGTTAACCTGATACTTGAAACATTACAGAAGATCATGATTGCTTCTATAGCTGAAACCCAAATAAAAAATATTACTTCATTAGGATTCTTGGGATTGGCTAAAGCTGCAGGTGAGGTAGCATTGATTACAGCGGCTTTTGAAACGGCAAAAGCTTTGATAGGCAGTTTCTATACCGGTGGGTATACCGGTGACGGCCGATGGGACGAACCGCGTGGAGTTGTACATGCAGGTGAATTTGTAGCCAATCGATATGCTGTTAGCAATCCGGAGGTCCGACCGGTTCTAGACCTGATTGACCAGGCACAACGTAATAATACCATCGGATCTTTGAAGGCATCGGATATCTCAATGGTGTCCAATCCTGTAATATATCGTGAACCTGGGCAGACAATTATCCAACAGGATGAAGGCTTGATTATCATGTTAAGGCATACCAATGATGTCATAACAAAATTGAGTAAAAAGTTGGATGAACCTATTTTGACTTATACCAAGGCAACAGGTAAAATGGGTATTAACGAGGCCCAGAAATTGGTTAAGAAAATGAATAACAATGCTTCAAGATTAAAGATATGACGCGCCTTTTTATAGAGGGTAGAGAAGTTGCACTTCCATCTGACCTTGTATTGGATTTCTATTCTCAAAATCCGTTTTTTACTAAAAACGGGGATTATACTTTTGATATGGATATAGACCTTGCACATCCCAATAATAGATTGATTTATCAGTCAATAAATCGGTTGGATGTAACCAAAAGACCGACAAACCGATCTGCGGTGCTGATGTGTGGACCTATGGAAATTATCAGAGGCACTGAAGTTATCCTTTCGATAGAAGATAATATTGCCAAAATACAGATAGTCGGCGGAAACAGCGAACTGAATTACTTGAGCGGAGGAGAACAGACCCTTAGGCAATTGGATTTAGGAAACGTCACCGTATCTTCTAGTGAGCAAAATAATTTGAACAGAGTCTACCCGAATGTCAACCATGTCTGCTGTCCGGTACTATCTGAAAGGGGAACTTATGACATTTCTGGATTTACAGATAAAAATGATGTGTTGTATAACGAACTTGAATGGGATACCCGAAATGGGTATGTCTATAAAGAAAATACGCAAATGGTCACACAGCCATTTTTATTATATTGTATCGATAGGGTTGTTGCAGCATTGGGATATACGATAGTTGAAAACATATTGTTGAATGATGACCTGGCTTGTAGACTGATTGTTGTAAATGGTATCAAATCGTCACAATTGAATAGAATACTTCCTAAATGGAAGGTTGATGAATTTCTTACGGAAATTGAAAAATTCTTTAATGTGATATTTTTTGTAGACCAAACGAATAAGGAGGTCCGTATATTAAGGGTGTATGATTATTATACGAATACTCCCATTCAAGAGATTGACGATGAAGATTTGATTGATTATGGTGAAAAGAAATATGACCAGGAGGAATCTCTTTACATCACTTACAATAACATAAACTACAATCTTCCTTCTTCAAAATGGTATCGTTACCAATATTTGAGTAATGATATCAAGGAAAAATGTGAACAGAAAAATATAACTTCTGGAGAGATTGAGTCAATTGTAATAACAAATGAACCGTACACTTTATGGAATGTGACAGATTTCGGAGTTAAAATTGTCCAGTCTCAGTTACAGGAAACCAATGGAACATTTGTCTGGTGGGAAATTGCAGATATGCTTGGACCGGTTGTAGATGACAATTCAGACAATGAATGTGAGTTGAAAATTATTCCTGCAGAAATCTTTGCGAATAATATTTGGACAGAATCGGCAGATTTTGGTGGAACTAAATATTATACCGGTTGGTTGACACATGCTGTTCCGGTAATTGCAAATGTGAAAGAAGCAGAGACACAAAAGTTTCTTTATCAGGAGATAGAAAATGGAGTTCAAGAAGAAGAATCGGATGATTCACACATCTTTATATCTATTTATCTTGGTTTGAAACCATATCTTTATAGTGCAATTAATGATGTTGAACAACCGGGTGTGGAATCTATACTGATACCCCATGCTATTGCATTTCCATACATTATCCATGAGAACAGATTATCGGGAGGAAGCAAAATAACTAAATATGATACAAATCTTACATTAAGTATAAAACCGGATGTTGGTTCCGGCACATGGTCAAGATACTATGCTTCCAATATTCAAGTTGATACAAAAACTGAATATGTGTTTCAATTCAGGTCTGATAGGATATATGATTCGAAATCTATATTCCTGATTCGAAATAAGAAATACTACTGTAAGGAACTGCATTATACGATCAATGCCGAAGGACTGGAAAAGATTGTGGAGGGAACCTTCTATCTAATACCATAATATGAATTTCATTTTTAATCTTGGTTATGAATGCCTGGTTTGTGAAAATCGGGCATTTTTTACAGGTTCCCTTCAAAGTGTTTAGTTTCCTCGTGTACTGTCATGTCACTTCCTTTAAGATATTTATTGGTGGTGGATATGTCGGCATGCCGAGCCTGATCACGGGCTACTACGATACCTTCAGCATTGGCCAGATCCCGGATGCCGGAATCCTTCAGACTGTAGAACTGGTACGTTTCCGGGAATTTCAAGGCTGCTCTGACCTTATAGAAATAATTACGGTAGACACGTGTCGTTGTTTTCTCCTTACTTGGCTTGAAGCCTTTACCGAACAGGTAATAATGGCTGGGCTGGGAGAATATCTTCAGATCGAGCATGGACTTGATAAGAATATCGTTCAGACCTACCATTCCGTCACGGCGGTTCTTTGAAATAGAGGAAGCGATGAACACCTTCTGTTCTTTCAGGAAGATGTCAGATAGTCTGATATTAGAGATTTCATCAGGACGGATAAAGGTGTAATAGGCGAACTGGCACAATAGCAGGAAGTGAGGGTTCTCTTTCTTCAGGTATCTTTGAAGCTTCTGCAGGTCGGATGGAGTCAGGGCAGACCGTTTCTTTTCATCTTCGGCCAGTTGTTTGATTCTTTCTACTGGATTCTGCAGTATATATTGCTTTTCTACCATCCAGGTACATAGTGAAGATAACCAGGTACGGTAATTGTTGCGGGTACGGGCTGAACTGTCACGGTCCAATAGGATGTAGTCCAGGAAATCACTGATGAAGGTCTGGTCAATCTGATAGACATAGACGATGGCCGGCACATGCTTGAAAATATATTCTTCAAAGACACGGAGGCGCTTTTCATAATCCTTCAGGGTGTTTTCTTTGATGGTACCTGCCTTGTAAAGTTTAGCCAAATATTTATGATACAAATCGATAACATCTATAATTGATGTGTATTGTCTTGAGCTGGTGACTTCTGCCCAGGGAGTCCACCCGGTTCTGAGCTTGATGTTAAGGTTGGTGATAAGCTCGTTGGCACGTTTTTTCCGTTCCGATACCTTCTTGATACCATCGAGCATGTACTTCTTCCGCTTCATTTTTTGCTCTAGCGGATCATAAGAAACGAAGTCCACATACCAGCTCTTTCCGGTATGTAATTTGGGCTGAGTGTATGGAATTACATCAAAAATAGAAGCAATTTTTCGGCGTGGTGAAAACATTTTTTTCTACGTTTTTCGAGTTCGAAAACGCAGTAACGTTCAACAATCAAAAATTATCTGTCCGTGATTTGTCCGACCCATAAACGGACAAAAGCTGCAACTTGTTCAGTTACAGCTTTCTATCTCGGCACGGGAAGAGAGGCTCGAACTCCCGACACTCGGTTTTGGAGACCGATGCTCTACCAACTGAGCTATTCCCGTGTTTGCGGTTGCAAAGGTAATGCTATTTTCCGAATCTGCAAGACTTTTGAAGGAATATTTTAACAAAGAATAGTTAGATTATACCTAAGTCTTTGAACATAAGCCGATAAACTTCAGCCTTTTTTTCAATCTTCAACGGGTATGCACGACTGGAAGAAGGCATTCGGTACAGGTACAGAAGGCGATCTTCGAAGGTGAAGGGGCTTTTTCCGCCTACCGGAGGTTCGGTTACTTCCAGTTGACTACGTAGCGTATCGGTTGCTTTCTGACCTGTAGTGACGATGGCCCGGCATTGCGGAAGTTGTTTTAATAACAGACGGAGGTCAGTCGGCTCGACGATTTCCAGAAATTTGTCGGAAGCATTGTCCTGAAGTCTTCTTACAGCCGAAGCCGTATCGTAGAGAGCGATTCCTTTTTCTTTCAGAAAGTCGATAATCTGTTCCTTGTGGAAGGCTTTTCGGTCAGGTAGTAGGAAATGTTCCTTGTCATTGAAGAAAATTAGTCCGAAGATGCGCCACATATCGTTCTGCAGGTTGGGGTAGAAGAAATCCATGCTCCAACGCTTTTGTTGGGGAGGAAAACTGCCTAGCATCAGCAGGACAGCGTTTGAGGGCAAAAAAGGCTCCAGCGGATGGTTTTCTACCGGTATGAAAGTTGTCGGTTCAGTCATGAAACAAAAAGATAGATAAAACCCTCACGAATATGCAGTGGCGGAAATTGTCTGCTGCATTTTCGTGAGGGTAGGTGAGTCAAAGAATATTTATGCTTTAGGTTTCGGCTCCTTCTTGGCCAGCAGGACAATGTTGTATACATATTCCTTAATCCAGTCTTCCGAGTAACCCAGCGCATGCTGGTACTGGCGAATGTTGGCACATGTCTTACGTACACCGTCGTCTTTCCAGTCTGTTTTGGTTAAGATATCGTGTACGGTCTTTTCTGTCATGTTGCGCAATAACTTTGTCATCATGGCCGGCAGACGGAACTTCCACTGCATCAGATTGCCGATAAGCATCATCAGGTCTTGGCTGAAGCCTTGGAACATGAACAGGTAGTTCTTGATGTCGTTGACATTCTTGCAGTTTTTCTTGATGGAAGCATCAATTTCCTTGAAGAAACTTTCATTGATGCCATAGATTTCCATTACCATCTTCTTGCAGCGTGATTTCTCGGCGATACCCAGTTTGTTGTTCTGTGTCGGAATCTTCAGGGTACGTTTGAATACGGCCATGTCCGGCAGGAAATTGATGTTACTGATACCCAATTGTGCAGCCATCACCGCCTGGTAGTATACACGGATGAGGGTCATGAAATCTTCCATGCCGCCTACACGTACCGTTCCTTCGGCCTCTTCAGCATTCTTTTTGCCGAATAACTTTGAAAATATACTCATACTTATGTCTTTTTATTGTTTTCTGGTCTGCAAAGATAAGAAAAATAG